GAACAAAACCAAGTCCTGAAAGTTGCATATTAAACTCTCGACCTGTTCTTTTTTTAACAGAGCCACGAGTTTTTAAATCAACATTTACCATTTCAGTAAACTCGTTATCTAAAAGTCGCTCGTTGGATGTTTCTGTGTTTAGACCGCCTGAAAAATCCATATACGCTTCAAATTCACGCACAGCAGGATTTACGTTAATATTCTGTCGCAATTAACTCACCACGCTTTCATCCACGAATAAGGCGGCTCTTCTAAATCAGGTCTATCTTCCCAACGAGCAGTTATTTTCGCTCCAACCGCAGGCTCAACATTATAAACTACATCGTACTCAATAGTAAAAGACTTTCCATCTTTAACAAAATAATCGTTTTGTATTCCGTTAATATAGACTTTAAGATTAGAACGTTCAGAATACCCACGTTTTGTAATTGTATATGTGTTTTCATCTGTTGCTGTTTTTGTAAAATGCTGTGTGTTTGTATCATCACGACTTTCGATAGGAATATCGTAATTTTCAATAAAAGATTTTAAACCTTCGTTAAATTGACGAAGGTAACTCTCTTTTTCCGAAATAGACGACTGTGAAGCCATATACATTGCACACGCATACAATACAGGTATTTCGTGATACTTTTCAGGAAAATCAAACGTTCCTGTCAAGTTATCAACCGATAATTGTGAAAACGACGCTCTTGCTTCCGATGCCATGTAGTTTTGACCTGCGTTTAACCACATAACCGCTATATCAACTTCGGCTACATCATCTACGTTTGCGTTGATTAGGTTTATCATTTCTGTCAAGTTCAACTTGCTCTACCCCCTTTGTAGGCGGTTTTAATATTTCTAAAAGTTGTGCTAACATTTCATTTGTCTTTTTTTGCTCTTCGACTAATCTGGTTATTTGGCTGTCGAAGAAAAACTCATGATGTGAAATAGGTTGCATAATATCACCTTTCTGGTAAAAAACCCCCTTGTTTTGCAAGGGGGTCTTTGTTTTAGCAATCCCACTTACGCAAGGATTTGTTAATGCGTGAGTTAGGGTCTTTTGCGGTTTTTGCGCTTGTTAGTTTGCTTTTCATACCTTCCATTCTGGCACAAAAAGATTCTCTACGAGCGGCAGATTTTGGACTTTTAGCAGCTTGTTCTTTGCTAACAGGCGGTTTTAAATTACCGCCTGTCGCTTTGTTGTATGATGCTCTACCTTTGGCGTTTAAGCCACCTTCTGGATTTTTACCTTCGCTACGTTGCCACGCAGGAGATTTTTTAGCCATGAGTTAGCACCTCTTTTATTATTAGGCGTTACCAACAGTACCTTTTGTTCCAATAACACCACGGTGGTCAGACCAACCGTAACTGAAACGCATACGACCTTTGTATTTTGCAACATCGGTGTCGAAGTCAGTTTCGTTTTTGAAGGATAATTTTTCACGCCAGAACCAATTTAGTTGGTGAATTTTACTATCCATCAAGAACCACGGCAACGAACCATTTTCACGAGGTTTTAGGTAGTCAAGAACAACAACTTTAAAACGACCTTTAACTGTGTTAATGTCGTTTTTCGCAAACGCGCCTGCGCCTGCGCCACCAGGCATTGTTGAAAGTGTAGAGCCGTTAAGAACTTGCGCTACAAATTCAAGTTGTGGTGGAACAATTAGAATGTCAGGATTCATTTGAATCAAGTGACCGCGCTCGTCTACTTGCTCACGAGCAAGTGTAAGTGCGAGATTAAGGTTTGCTTCATTCAATTTATAACCTGTTGCGCCTGTTTCAAGCATGTTAGTAGTAGTACCGCCGTCAAGACGTTTGTGACCTACTTGAACCAATGCTTCTTCTTTATAATTTGCTGGACTTGAATTAAACGCGTTGTTAAGAATAGACGCGCCTTCTTCTTCCAACGTTACGCGAGCGGCACGAGCAAGTGCTTTTGGATATTTGTTGATTACCGAATATTGCTCGTCGTCAACCATTTCTTTTTCGATTTGAAAACCTTTTGCAAATGTTGTATGTTTGTACAACACTTGGTCGGTCTCTGTTGGGTTTTCATACTCAACACCATCAAGCGACGCTTTTGTTCCCCATTTTGAGAATCCGCCCATACGCAAGTCAGTTTCAACTGCTTTTTTCGAGGACAACACATTATATAGTTGCGAGAATTGTTCTGGCAACTCTTGGTATGTTTCAAAAAAGATTTTACGCAAACCTGGTTCAAGTAAGCGTCCGTAATTTCCACTATTGATAGACATTTTGTTTTCCCCCCTCTATTAAGATGATACGATTGCAGATGCTTTAAATTGGAAATAAACGTATCCACGTTTTACATCCACATCTACAATTTTGACAGTAAGGTTTGCCGCAGTTGTGTTAGTAGCATCAACCGAAAAACCGTTCAAACCTTTTGTAAGTGCTTTTTCCGTACCGATAATGTTTTTGTTAATTTCGGATTTTGTAAAAACGCCTGTTGTAGCATCAGACGTACCATACTCACCACGATAAACAGCACTACCACTAATACGGATTTTACCTACTTTACGTGCTTGCTCCAAACCTTCAAAGTTAGTTCCTTCAAGAACACCAAGGTTTGCGTTACTTGTTACGACACCAAACGTAGCCGTAGGTGCAAGTGCAACAGGCTCAATTTTACCTGCTGACAAACGTACCAAATCACCAGATTTTGGTGTGCTGGCGAACGTTCCGAGTTCGTAGTCTTTTACAGGAATGATACTTTCGGACAGTGCCGATTTTGCGTACTCGATTGCCATTTTAATTTACCCCCCTTATTTTTTCCATCTTAAATATTCAGATTCACTCATACCCATATTTCTAGCAATGTACCGTTCTTCTTCGGTCAATGTACTGTTGCTATCGTTTGTTTTCATGCTCTGTGGCGGTAAGCCGCCCTTCTTTCGTCCCGATATTTCGGCTAACGCTTCTTGTTTGGCAAGGTTTTTCAAACTTTCAGTAATTTTATGACCGTGAATAGCAAAAACGGCATTTTGCAAAGGAATTTCTGGGTTTTGAAGTGTTTCTAACAAAAAGAATTTTGCTTCAACCATATCGTCTTGATTAAGCATCGGATATTGGTTTAGTAGAAGTTGTGCTTCACCATCAACTCGACTTTGCCAATTTTGAAATTGCATTAAGTTAAGTTGTTGTTGCAGTTGTGCCTGTTGTTGTTCGTAGGTGTTAAGTTGTTTCATAACTTCAATCGGCACACCACGTTGTTCCGCTTCTTTTTTAAGGCGAACTTCTTGTAGTTGGTTGTAGAGTTGGTCTACGGGCATACCATACATTTCAGACAACATTTGCGCCATCTGAAACTCTGGTGCTTGTGTTTTTAACTTTTGTAACTCTTGTTGAACACGTTGTTCCACCAAATTTTGGCGACGTTGTTCAGCGTACTGCGCATTTTGTTCAGGAGTCTGCGTAGAAGGTTTTTCTTGTACTTCTTCCTCAACTTCTTCTGACGGTTCAGTGTAATCACCTTCTTCCGTCTCTTCTTCTTCAACTTCTTCAACCTCTTCGTCTTCAACCTCTGTTTCAATCGGGTCAAAATCGGATTCTTCAAAATTAAAGTCTTCTGCGTAATCCTCTAACGTAGTCGGTTCTTTTGGGTCTGACATAATAATTCTCCTTTCCCTTTTTGCGCTTGGGTAGCGAAATTTTGATTAGTAGTGTCTACGCCACCAACCGCTTATACTAATCTAACAATAATATACCTAAATATTTTGAAAATTGCAAGTATTTTTTTAATTACATACCTTGTGCCATTGACTTCATCGCTAACTCACCTGTTGTTCCTTGCGGTGCTTGCGGTTGACTTGGTGCAGAAGGTTGTTGTCCTTGCGTTTGTCCTTGGGTTTGTTCCTGCGTCATTTGTGCAACAAATTGACTAAGTAGTGCTTCGATTTGTTCTTGCGGCGCTCCGTTCATCATTAGTTCATGAGCGTACTGTGCCGCCTGTACAATTTGTGATTTTAAATCTGTTTGTTGTTGTTGCAACATTTTTTGTCTATCCTCTTCCATACGACGAAGAATATCTTCTTTCATATCAAAATCTTGGAATTGAATCCACTCTTCTGGTGTAATAATCGGTGGGTTAAATTGGAACTGACCTTGCATTTGCATCAGTTGGTCGGCTTGTTGACGTTTGCTTGCTTGTGTAGTTGGTGCTTTTGCATATACATCAGAACGCACACGCCATTCTAAATTATCTGCTGTCCAATCATCAAACGGTTCAAAATTAGCATATAACGGTTCTCCGTTTGGTGATTGAACGGATAGTGGTCGTTGGTCTTTCCAATTATACAAAATAGTCAAAACAATTAAATGTGAAATGTTTTCAACAAATTCGTCAATTTGAATCATCTTGTCTTTATCACGAATTGTAGCACGTTCAATTAGTGAATTTACACCTGTTGATGTTGTTAGCGAGCCTACCGAATTACCTGTGTAGGCTTCATTGATTCCAACAATTTCTCGAATGTCGTTTTTTAACCTGTCTTCTAAATCAAACAAACCTCGTGGAATTTCTGGCGGTTGTAGTGTGTGAATTGAGTTTTGCGGGTCTGCATTTGTTGTCCACACTTTACCTGGCAACGTTCCTGTTTTTGCCAAGTCTGCGGCGTTAATACCGCTTTCTCTTGAAACAATCTTTTGTGGGTTTTGATGAAGCACACCAATAATTGAAGCAATTTGTGAGATTTTATTAAGGATTTTTTGATTTTCAAAAATATCCATAATGGTGGATGTTCCCCACATGGTGTTTTCTTCATGCTCGTCTACACACAAAACAAACGGGTAAATGTTAGGTTTAATATCTTCTCTTTTCAAAAGAATAAAATCCATGTTTTTAATATAGTAGGTACAAGACAGTTTCCACTTTCCATCTTCACCATATTTACGCTCCCAATGAGCGTGTAAAACAACCATTTCATCCCCTTGAATGTTCATTCCATTATTCAATGGATTTTCTTCACGGTCGTAAATTGTACCTGCTTCTTGGTCAGATGTACCTAAGTTTGATTCGTTTAGATTTTTTAGTTTCTTTCCGTTACCGTTTTCTTCGCAATACTTTTTAAACTCTGGGTTGTTTTTGATTTCAGCCAAAGTCATAATTTCTGTTACTTCAATAAACTTACACTTTTCAACACTATACGCGTCTGGGTCTGGGAAGAAGTTTGCGATTGGGATTGGTTTTACACAAATCTTACCAGAATACAGTTGGTTTTCTGGACTGTATTCGTCACGGTAAACTCCACCTACATAACTATCGTCGTTGTAAACATACGCAATTCCCGTACCTTGTAGCAAAGTACGGTCAAGAATACGTCTAATGGTTCGCTGGATGTTTTCGCTTTCCCAAACATGTTCGTAGGCTTGTTGCAGTCTTGCAACTTGTTCTGTGTATTGTGGGTTTACGGGCATAAACGTTGCTTTTCCGATTGCACTTGCTAAATTTGCACGTTTAATTGTACGAACGTAGCGAATGTAGTTTGTAACAGGTTTTGGAATCCACGGCGGAATACTTGCATTTTTCCACTGCTCGCCACGGTCAAACATATCTAATTCCGCCCACAAGCGTTGTTTATTTGCAACAGCGTCTTCGGCTTTGCGGTAACGTTGTGTGTACAACTTAATTAAATCAGCATCAGTTGTTTTCTTTGCCATTACGTTCGCCCCTCTCTAATACTTTCAAATATTCGTAAACTTCTTGTGACATGTGTTCTGGCACAGCACTATCTGGTAGCGGTTTTTCTTCCTGTTTAGCGATATAACGCACGTCGGCTAATGCAATAATGTAGTTTGGAAGAAAAACGTGCGTCAATCCACTTGAAATTGCTATTTTTGTTGCTTCGTACTCGTGTCTTTCTAACGAGAATGTAACGTAGTACCCATCTTTAAAGAAAAACGTATAGTTTGCCATGTTTTTGCTCCTTTTTTCTTAAACGTAGCTTAAATAATCTTTCTTTTCATCAAAATCGTCTTCTTCTTCATCTTCTATCTTACTATTGTAACGTTTAGGCGGTTCTTTGGCAACGTTTTTTAACAATTCTGGGTCGTCTGGTAATCGCATCAAGGCGTAACGCAGTGCATCCATCATATGGTCGTTGCGTTTTAACGGTTTTTCGTCCAAGTTTTTCTCATTATCCATCGTCACTTCGGGAAACTTGTAGTTTAAACCTTCTTTAATTGTGTTAACACATGTGTTAAACACTTTTAGTTTCCCTTGATTGATGTAACTATTCACTTTAAGTAGACCTGCTTCAATACTATTGTTGCCTTCGGTAAAGAAAAGTCCATACTCTTGGTAAAGAGACTGAACGGACTTTCCGTTTATTGGGTCGCTTTTATTTCTGGCTGATGGGTCAATGACCATAAACCGTAGTCTGCCGTGTGGAATTTCTTCAACTTTTGGTTTAATGTATCTTACATGTTCGGGTACAGTGCGGTTCGGCTCGTAGTATTCATCGTAAATGTAGGTAATTCCTGTGTCTGGGTCGATTGCACCGAATGGTACTGCTGTCGGGTTACGCAAACCGTGGTCTAATGCAACAAACCGTTCCCAATGCTTTGGCACATCAAACGGAGCAGTTATGGTGTCCGCAAAATTTGGGTACACCATTCCTTCCGAATGTTCAAACGAGCCTAAAAGGTAGCGCTTAATCCACCATTGTGGTTTACCTTTGGCGTTAATTTCAATAAAGTCTGGCGGTAGGTATTGATTTAGTTTGGTTTCCCAAATAAACGTTGTAATGTGTGTGTTATAGTCTTCGTGTTCGGGGTGTAGTGGGTTTTTTCGTTTTTCATTATCTACAAACACTTCTTTAATCCAACCTAAATCAGGGTTGGAACAGACTGCAAACAACTTATTCTTAACGTAAGGGTCACGAATCCTTGTTAGTAATTGGTCGTAAATGGAACGTTTAATACCCGACGCTTCTTCCATATGCACTAACCCTGCGTTAATGGAGCGTAACTTTTCTTCATCGTCGGACGGAATCGTGTAAAATACGAAACCGTTTTCTAATTCGATTTCACCGTCTGCTTTATTGTACCGTTTAATTAACGGTGGTGGGCATACTTCATTAAAAAACGTTTTGAGGGTAGTTCGCTTTAACTGTTGTAAGGTTGGTGCGGTTAAAAGTCCTGTGCCTTTTGGGTTTTCTAATGCTCGTAAAAATATTTCTTGCAAGGAAGTTTTTGATTTACCCGAACCGTAGCCACCGAAAAAACCGACGATTTGTAATGCGGTTTGGCTTGGTAGTTGGTGCGCTTTCAGTTGATACGACTGTGGTTCGTAGATTAGTTCAATCGCTTGACAGTTTGGGCAAATCAGATAGGCTGGGTGCTGGTCTATTGGCGTTATCGGTGTTGTTGTTTTGCAATTTTCGCAAAGCATCGGCTTCACCCACTTTCTTGCCTTGTGTGAAACCCATCTGAAAACCTTCGCTAAATGCTTGGGCGTTGGCGTGGCGTTGTTCTTCTTTTTGATTTTTAGTTCGTTTTTTCATTTTGTTTTTGCTCCTTATGATTATCACGGTCAATACGATGTAAAACAATGATTTTGTTAGTGTCGATGTTGTTTAAAATGCCTGATAGTTCGTTAATCTGTTTGGCGGCGTTTACATCGCCGTTAACAGCTTCGCGCTCTAATGCCTGAAATGCTTTGCGTTGAGCGATTTGTGCGTTAAACGCTTGTTGTGACTTAATAAACTGTCTGGTAGGTTCGAGATTTAGAAAGTCTTGCCACAAATGCTTGTTTCCGAGTTTTAAAACGTTTGTTAATTCGGTTGGTGTGAGGTGTAGTGTGTGTTCAGAGTGTTCCTCAAACACCGTTGCAAGTCTGATGGTGATTTCTTTTTGCTCTTCGGTTAGGTTTTGGTAAGATTTGGAAGATTTTATCATATCTAACAACATTTTGGTTTCCCCCTTTGATAGTATTGTACTACAAAAAAACCAATTTGGGAAGGGATTGGGTGGGGGTTGCATGTGCGTTTTATATAATAAGGGTAAAGCCTTTATAAAGGGGGTTGTTTTTGAGCCTATCCCCGTCGAATAGTTACATATTGTCACTAAAATACTCTTTATGTGCTTATACATAGCAAAAAAGACTCTTTTTTATATGAAAAAAAGCAAAAAAAACATTTTTTTTGTGTTTTTTTGCTTGACATACTCATATACACATGTTTTAATGAATGTAGTGAGTGACGGCTCACAACAAAAAAACTGAAAGGATTTGATAGCATGGTAAAAGTAGCAATGCAAGTTGTCGCTATGGTGTACGCGCTAGCAGTTGCATACGTCAATGCACACCGCGCTGTCGTGCATGTGGACGATAGCACAACAGACTTCGGATTGTACGAGTTTCATGTACAATTCGAAGAAGCCGCAAGATTTTGCGACAAAAACGGCGTTTTTTCCCGTTTCAACGACGGGAGCGCAAGCGAAGACGAACGAAAATTAGTTCGTCTGCTGTACAAATGCAAGAGCAAAGCCGAAAAGATTCAGTCCAGAGCGTTGTATGAGATTGACGAATCCATACACCGCGCAAACTCTCTCAATGACGATGTTGCCTGGACGTACAAGCAAGCGAATGATGCGTTAGACGCATTGATTCGCTTTGAAGAAGACGGCGGCATGTTGATTGTACGCGACGCTGTGAGCCTTGAAACTTGGCAACTGATTAAAGATGTTGCTTACGCGTTTTCAAACTCGGTGTTGTTCAATCAATTCTCGCTAGCTCGCACCAGATTTGAAGATTTAAAAGATTTGATTTACGTAGTCAACGGCGAAGCCGTAACAACATTCGCAATCGCCGCCGTCAACGGCGACCCCGTGATGTTGGAATTGTTTGAGAAAATGGACGCTTTCAGAAGCGTCACACGCGACGACTACAAGCGACTGTCGCGCAACATAGAACGACGCTCGACGACGACCAACAAAAAAGCCGTGCAGGATGCACGCACGGCAATCGTCCACCGCCTACCGACACGATTGAGTTTGTACACAAGCAACACGCCTGACGACAACGTCCCTGACGCGACGCGTTGGAAATTCACCGCAGACGCAAAAGGAAAGAAACCAGAGTTGGTTGCGAAAGTGAAGCGTGAACGCAAAAAAATTGTCCCGACTGTGTGGAGACACCACACAATACTCCCGCAATACCGAGACGAGTTGTTGAAACCGTGGCTCGACAAAAATGAGCCGTCCGAGTTGCCCTTCGCGAACCAACCGCGAAGCATCGCAGTGAGCACAACACCGAAACTACCACCAACGCCACCGAAACCGCGACCAACGCTCGGCACAAAAGAATCACGAGAGTTGGCACAACGCCGATACACATACAGCCCAGAGTTGGCGGAAAACATAATCCACCACGGAGCGAGATAAAATAGAACGGGGATGGTGACAGCATCCCCCTTCTTAAAAAAAAAGGAGAATGTCAAAAATGAAAACTCTTTTTAGAATCGCAGTAACAATACTCGGCATCACGTTCGAGTACAAAATCAGCCGTCGCAAATAATAACATCGAAATAAAAGCCGAAGAGTCAGAGCGCCGTCACGCTCTGGCTCTTTTTTTTATTTTCAAATAAACTATTTTTTACAACAGTCTCGTGACGCTTTGCGTTCTCGCCTGTTCTAATAAATAGTTTTTTTAAAAATAAAAAAAAGCCTAGCTTTTTTCTATGTACCGGTTACGGTTTAACGGTTACTTTTTATTTTCACCACTTCAAAGACGTTAACGGTAGCCGTCAAAAACGGTAACGGTCACGGTTGCCGCGCTGCATTTTTTGTGACAGCGCGTCTATGTAAAGTAAATAAGTGTGTTATACTGTATACATGAAGGGGATACAAACAAAGCACATGCTAGTTAGCGCATTAAATAGTAAATGCTTTGTTTGTACTCTTCATAACGCTTCGAAAACGTCCTTGATGACGTTAAAGACACACTCAAAAAACGGGGGATTAACATGAAAATTCGCTATGCATATGACAATGCACCTGTCAATTTTTGCGGGTTGGCAACCGAAAGCCGTTTGCGCGGCTTCATTGGAATCGAGTTGGAAATTGACGGGCGCTCGGTGCGCACGTTCGAAGACGAAATCGAATTGCAGTGCGATTGCTGCGGCTCATGGTACACAGAAGAGTCGTACGTCGAAGCAGATTACACCCAGGAAAGAGTCGCCGATGTAGTGGCGACAGCCTTCAATGACTTCGATGAAGAACAAGTGTTTTTTGCATATGACTGCTCCATTGGCGGTGTGGAGTGCAAATTCCAACCATCAACATACGAGCATCTTTTGTCGCTCAAACCGCAATTCGACGAAATGTTCGAAGAACTCCGATACATGGAGCTCAACGACCGCTTTGACAGTGACAACAATGCAGGAATGCATGTGCATTTATCAAACACCGTCTTTGCGGATGGTTATCACATGAAGAGATTCATACAATTCTTCCAAGTGAATTACAGAAAGTTGCTCCGATTCGCGCAACGTGAAGAAACCACGTTTTGCGAGTCAACGGGAGTTAATCCTGAGTTGCCACCGACAAAATTCAAGTCTCAATACCTGGCGAATGGGCGCAATCGCGTCAAAATGCAAGTCGTGAACACGGCACATTCGAATACAGTCGAAGTGCGCGCGTTCGCAGCGCCCGACAACACACAGGCATTTTTTGCCTACGTCGAGTTGTGCGTGCTTGCCGTCGAGTTGACAGCCAGTCCCGAAAGCGACCCACGTCGCTTTACCTGGGAGACGCTCAAACAACTAGCGGAAAAACACAATCTTCTGCACTTGGTCGCTGAATTGTCATAAACATACCTGATAGTGAGTAAAGTGGGGGGCGGTGACAGCGCCCCTTCTATTATCTTCTAGAAGGGTGGTGAAGACATGAAGAAAAAGTTGCTAGAAATGAACATCGACGACAAACTCCACACAACACGTGGTTTTATCGTGCGATGCTCGCCAACACATTGGCGGGTAATTGTACTGAATCCAAAACCAAAGTGGGCACACACGTTCGTGCTGGTAAACGGAAAATTCGTAAAATTGCTCTAATTCAGAAGAGGGTGGTGACAGCACCCTCTTTATATTATTAAGAGGTGATAATATGCTAATTGAAAGACTTCAAATGTTGCTGGTCGTAGTAATCTTCTTCGCCGTGCCGCTCGGCATCGTTTTTTTAAAGATATGGATTGAAGAAAACCCGTACAACGAAAAGAAATGATTAACAACCACTCATAGAGCGCCGGCTCTGTGAGTGGTTTTTTTTGTGTTTTTTTATTTATTTATATGTATTTTTATCCTGTACCGGTAACGGTAACGGTTATCAAGTAACGGTTATTTTCACCACTGCAAAACACCCTAACGGTAGCCGTCACTTTCCGCCGCTACCTAAACGGTGCATAATTTGTGACGGTCAGGCTCGGTATTACAAAACCCGTGTTATAATAATGGTGTAGGGGAAAGGGAAAGGGCAACAACGCCACGTAATACGCGAAAGATAATACAGTACAGTGTAATACGTGGAAGGGTAGTAAAAATGAATCATAGTAAGATTTTTTTTATTAACATTATATGTATATTATATACATATAATAACAACAATATCCACTATATGGATATTATATCTTACTATAAGTCATTAAAAAGCAACTTTTAATTTTCACTACAATTCACTACACCGAAGGGAGCTGGTTTTCAAACTGTAACACGTACCTATTGTATTACAATAACACTATTCGCCGTCATTGTTTTTGCCCGTGTAATACGCTAAACATGCGTGTACACACACTTTTTGCACATGCTTTTCGCACGACGCTGTATTTGTAACACTGCAAACTTTTGTGCAATACACTTGCACGTATTACAAACATGTGTTATAATAATAGTACAGAGAGAGCGAAAAGCCAAAAAAAAAACAAAACGAAAAGGGGAATGTTCTATGAGTATTAACAACCAACAAACATGTATTGCCTGCAACGCCGTTTTAACAGAAGAGCAAGTCAACGCTTTGCCAAACGCAACACTACAAGGGGAAGACGCGCACGTATGCGACGATTGCACACCAGGTGATTACGACGTATGCGAACACGACAACGTAACAGTCGCACACGTCGATGAGTTTTACGAAGTGTTCGCCGTGACGCAACGCTTTCCGTATTCCCGTTCATTCTTCGTGTGTGGGGACAATATTCTCAACTACACACATACAATTGCTGGCGAATATTGGCGAGACGAAGATTGCCTTGAATTAGCGTATGGGGGTTATATTGACCGCAACACGTACGAAAACGGGAATTACGCGACTTGCGCTCACACGGGCGACTTGTACCATACGGACGAGTTGTACTATTGTGAGTGGGATGAAGAATATTACTCTTCGACAAGTTATTTCCCTGAAAATCCTGACGACGACGACGATTATTATAACCCACACCTTATCAACGAACATAACTACCGACCGCACGCTTTCTTTCATACAACGCCGTCAGAATCCGAAAACGACACCGTTGGACTTGAAATAGAGATGGACGGCAAGTCGTCGTACGTCGTTGAGTCCGAGAGACACGCCGTTGCCAAATATTGGCTAGATACGCTCGGTACGTTGGTGTATCACAAAAAGGACGGTTCGCTAACACGTGGGGGTTTTGAAGCCGTGACACATCCCGTCACATACGGCTACTTGAAAGAAAACCGCGACAAACTAAAAGCGTGCCTAGACTTTGCAATGCAGAACGGCTACCGTGCGCATGATACAGACACTTGCGGACTTCACGTGCATATTAGTCGTAAATCGTTCAAGTCGCAAAAAGCGCAGGATAACTTTATCTTCCTGTTTGAACGCTTCTACAATCAAGTGTTAAAGTTTTCACGCCGTACAGAATATTCTATGCAACGTTGGGCAGAACGATACGGGATTTACTCGGCACGCGACAACAACGAAGATTTTTCCAACAAACTTCGCAACGCACACCGCGACAAATACCGTATTGTCAACACGCTCCATTCGGCAACGCTTGAAGTACGTGCTTTCAAAGGTACGCTTAACATTGACACGTTGTTTGCGACCGTGCAATTCATGTTAGTTATGCGCGACCTTGCTAACCAAAACAACAACGTCGTCAATAACTTAACGTGGCAATCCGTTGTCAAACTTGCCAAAGTCAAAGGGTACGCCGAGTTAGTAGGGTACTTAGAAAAGCGCGAGTTGTTGAATGAACGTACGCAACGTGTACCGTATAAAGAGCGACGTGTCGTAGAACGCGCCGTATCATTAGGCGACAAGTTGTATGTTGTCAGTAACTCACCTGGTTGCCGTCACTACTTCCGAAGCACGCCTATGCTCGTCAAAGTCCTTGACTTATTGCAATATGAAAATCGGTTCGTTGTTGAACCCGTTGACGCGCAGGATAGAGACGACCTAATTGTAGAGACGCAAGGGCGATGGTCGCAATACGTACTTTACAATGACCTTGCCTTCGTTGACGACTTTGAAGGCAACCAAAACGGACAAATTGACCTAGTTACACGATTGTCCGACTATGCAATTCAAGTTAACTAAAACTAAAACTAAAACTAAATATGAGAAGGGGTTTTGCCTTATGTGTGGACTTTATGGATTTATTAACAGGGGAGACAAAAAAATCAATAGCAACGGACTTGTTAAAGCAATGTCAGTTGCGGCTATGACCCGTGGCACACACGCCACGGGCGTAGCCTACAACGTCGGTAAAAAACTGATTGTGCTTAAAGCGCCTGTATCGGCGGACAAATTTGTACTAGACTTGCCCAAAAACGTGTCGGCGGTCATTGGACACACACGACACACGACGCAAGGTACGCAATTTAAAAATCACAACAACCATCCGTTTTTAGGTGTCGCAGGGGACACGCAATTTGCCCTAGCGCACAACGGCGTACTTGACAACGACGATATTCTGCAATACACCGAAAAACTTCCAAAAACCGAGATTGAGACGGACACATACGTTGCCGTTCAGTTAATGGAAAAATACGCAAACAACGAACCGCTTGACATTGGCGCAATTCGCAACGCTTCCGAGTTAGTATCGGGTATGTTTGCCTTCACTGTGTTAGATAATAACAACAACTTTTGGATTATCCGCAACGACAGTCCGCTTTACCTTGTGTACTTTGACAAACTGAACCTGTACGTATACGGCTCGACGAAAGAGATTGTTGAAGCAGGGTTAAAAGCGGCAGGTTTAGCAACGTACACCGTTGTCAGTGTTGGTGTCGGTGAGATTATCCGTATCGACGAAAACGGCGTGTTACACCGCTTTAACTTTGAAGTTAACGAACGCTACTATAACCCTAGTAGTAAATGGTATTCGATAGCGAATGGTAACAAAACCGCAACGACAACGACAACAACGTACTACAACGACGGGTGGGGCGCAGGTTGGCAGGAAGACTATTACGACCAACTATTACGCCACGACTTGTTTGACTACGGATTCGAGGATGAAGAAGTAGACCTTCTCTTTGACACATACGGCACACGTTATGTTGAAGAGACGTTGTACGGCACGGACGGTGAGAATCAAGTCAGAGACTTACTGTACGAAGCCTTACGGACTTTTTTCATCAACACATACGAAAGGGGGTATGCGAAAAAAGACAATGTAGTACCGTACGTAAGCCCGATTTACAAGTAAGTAAAAACCAAAATCAAAAGGAGCAATCAAAATGGAAAAAATGGACAAAGGCTTTTCAAAAGATACTATCTTAGTACACACCGAGTATGACTACAAAACCAAAACAAAAGAAATGTTGGAAGCGGAGTTGCGTTTTGCACACTTGCCCGTCGGCGGAGTCGTTTACGAAGATTCGGGGGACTACTACACAAAACGGATTAGCGAAAAAGAGTTTCACGTGTACCGTACGTCTGACGACAAACTTAACGAAGTGTTTTCAATCATAAACAACTCTTTCCAATATATGGGGTGTTAATATGAGTAATTATGACAACTTTATCAACTCCATTGTAGACGGCGACCAAAAAGACGACAGCCTACGGCAATCCACGACCGTAGGCGACGTGCTAGACGCTTACGAACGTCGCATGAAAGAAGCAAACAAAAACTTGTCAGACGAAGAAGTGGAAAAACTTGTTGAAAAAATACTAAACGACACATTCGAGCATGAACCGTACGCTACACGCGCCGTGTTTTTTGACATGGCGGTTGATAGCGTGTTTCTATCCACCGAACCATCACTCTTAGTCAAAGAAAATAGATTGAAAGAAGTGTACGGTTCGGTGTATGTTGACACGGAGCTAAATTGTTTGGTACTGTTACAAAAAGTCCTACCTGTCGATAGTGAGAAAAAACTTTACATGAACGAAGACGGGCAAATTATAAGCCTGTCCGCCGACACACCAGAAGGACTTTACAAAGAAAAGGGGAATTGATATGGAAGCGTTAGGTATACAATGTAATGCGTGTGGGGTGAAGCGTAGGCACAAAAATCTACGCTATCATCCCGAAACATTTTTTGCATATTGCGAAAACCCGTACACGTGCAACGACGAAAATCCGAACAGCCCTTCTAACGTTATCAAGCGAAAAGGTAAGATAGATATGTTGACGCATGAAGAAGCCGAGTTTGCTAATGCGGCTAATATAAAATCGACGAAAAGCGACCGTATTAAACGGCTATTAAACAGTCCTTTAACCGTCCGTATTCAATCGGTCGATATGGCGGAGTTTCTTGTGACGCACGCCGAAAATACCGACTTAACCGTGTCGCAACTAATTCGTAAATTAGTTGAAGCAACTATGAGCGAAGAGTCGCAACAACAACCAGAGACGCAACCGCAAAAAACACCCGAACCAACAGTACAAACACTTAATGACGACGATTTGATTTTTTAGGGGTGGTTAAATGGAAAACTTTACAATACGGCTCGATGATAAACCGAATCTAACAAAGGCGTTACAGACGAACCCTGCCCTTGCGAAGCAGGTAATTGCAACGTTCGTCAGTCTGATGGAAGAGTCCTTCGACGATTCCAAAGGTATAACGTGGGCAGACCTTCCGCAACAACTACACCAGGATTTGACCTTTTCTGACCTTGTAAAGGGGACGTTGCGTGGAGTGTTGGACACCAAAAAGATGAACCCGATTACCTTTGACGCTTTACAAGTCGAAGTACATCCGCTATCCATACTTTCGCCTAGAAAAAACTATGTTGACGGCGTTATGAAGTATTATCAGTGGCGAGAACACTTCAAACTACCATCAGACGCTTACGTATCAGGTGAGTTAGTCGAAGAGATTCTTCGCAAATTGCTTCGCTATGCAAAGGTATTGAACATTGAAACATTGCAACGACACATTGAAGCGAATCAGATAACGACTTATCGTGGACTAGGTGACGAGCAGGTGAAGAAGTTACCATACTACCCTGCCTTACGATACCAACGTGAGACGTTCGGTGATTTACACGTCGGTAAGTTTTATGACGACGTAGGTTTTTTCGATTGCGGTACAAGTGACAAAGATTTTTGTGTAGCGTGTAATCGTTACGACTTGCAACAAATAGGTAAGTACAAGGTTTGTCTATCCTGTAATGCAGGATATAATTCAAATTAAAAGGGGTAATTACAATGAAAAAAACAAGTTATACTGACGTGTATGTTAATGAGTTTGCGGAAATTTTGAAAAAATATTCTGAAAATCCCGACTCAAAATTGTTCGACTTGATTGTTGCAAAATACAGATATGCCATTATGCTTCGCGAAGAAAATGTTGCCACATTGTTGAAAATTAGTGATTTGTGTAAAGAAATTTCAAACACAGCCAAAAATTCAGCGTTCATAGATGGCGAATAGGTAAACGATTATGTTGGTTACTTATAACGACAATTTCATTTATTTTCAAAAACTGACAACCGAAGAGCGTCACATTTTAGAAACAAACTTTTCGCCTTATTACGATAAGAAGAAAGGTTATCGGGTTGCGCTTAATTTGTGGTCATTGCGTGAGTTGTGGCAACTATTCCCTGACTTACGCAACAGCAACATTGAGAGTATCGGCAAAGAAATGAAGGCGAAGTTTGACCATCTTCTAGCGCTACGCAACTTACCTTTTGTACCTAAGTATCACGAATTGTTACGCTCGTACCAAAACGAAGATATTGATTACCTAATCAATTTGCCACGCGCAGGTGTTTTCAACGAGCCACGAACAGGTAAGACACCGACGATGATTACGTTGCTTAAAACAGTAAAACCGAATAGAGCGATTGTTGTTTGTCCTGCTTCGCTTATTTATAATTGGAAACATGAGTTTGATAAATGGTATCCAGAAGCCGCATATTGTGTAATCAGTGGCGACAGGAATAAGCGACGCACACAATACGAACAACCGTACGACGTGTTTATTGTGTCAAAAGACACACTAAAACTAGATGTGGGTGTATTAACCCGTCCATTCGATATGATTATCGTAGACGAAGCACACTTCTTACGCAATTACAAAAGTAGTCAATCACGAGCGGTTTTTAAATTGAAGGGCGACCGCAGGTACGCCTTGACGGGTACGCCGACAGTCAAACACCCTTCTGACATTTTCGGTATACTACACTTTCTGTACCCAGAAAAGTTTACAAGTTATTGGCAATTTGTAGAACGTTATTTTGAGATTCAAACTAGCCATTTGGGTTACGCCGAATTAGGCGAACCGAAGCCACACCGAGTCAAAGAGTTGCAGGAAATAGTTGGTTTGTTGTCCGTGCAACGTAAGCGGAAAGATGTGATGGAGTGGCTACCAGACAAACAACACACTACGTTTTGGTGTCATATGAGTACCAAACAACAAAAGTTGTACGACGATATGCTAACGTATTTTTTAGCGACAGACGGCGACGTAGAGTTAGATGCGCCGAGTATTTTGGCACAACTAACACGGCTACGACAGATTTGTATTGACCCGTCGTTAGTCGGCTTCGACTACGATTCGGGTAAGACTGAATCACTTGTTGACTTTGTTACCGACTTAGGACGACCTGTTGTAATTATGAGCATGTTTTCAAGTTACCTAGATAAACTTGAAAATATTTTCGCCAAAACACATAAAGTTTCAAAAATCACAGGTATAATAAGTAGTAGAGAGAAGAAAGAAGTAGCGGACAAATTTCAAAGGGGTGAAATAGATGTACTATTGTGCAACATTATTTCAGCAGGTACAGGCTTCACGCTTGACCGCGCCGACACCGTTATCTTTACGGATAAAGCCTACAATCCTGCCGACAACGAGCAAGCCGAAGACCGCATTACGCCCACTACAAAGGATAACTTGCATAAACACGAAATTATTTCCTTTGTCTGTAAAAACACAATCGAAGAAAAAATAAGCAAGTTATTGGAGCAAAAAAAATCTTTAACTGATATTGTAAACGAAGGGGGTATGAAGGCAATAAAAAAATTATTGTTTAATGTTTGACTTTATCCGTTTTGTTGTGTATAGTTATAATACAACGAAATAGTTGAAAGGGGTGATGTGTCTATATGATGAATGTGCATATGTTAAAACACTTGATGGATATTGACGAGTGGGTGAGTAAGAGAGAAGGTTATTGTTACTCAATGTCAGTCCACACTTGGAGTACGGAGTTTTGGATTTACAACATCGCAACAGACAAAGGACAATCCGTTAAGTCAGTGTCCGAGATTGATGAAAAAAAACTAAGTGGAGCGGAAGGTGTGGAAGTATGAAAAGTGTAAGGGGTACGGAAGTGACCGATTTTCTACGGTGTAGGACGAAGTGGGATTACGCATGGAATCAAAAACTAAAACCAAAAACACCGAACGACAAATTATGGTTCGGTACATTGTTTCACAAGTACCTTGAAAGTTATTACACCAATTTTAGTCAGGCACAGGCTTTAAACGATATGAAAAAATTGTTTGACGAAACAACAACAGATGGTATGGAGCAAGTAGAGATTGACGAGTTGTGGGAGTTAGCCTATAACGTAGCCGAGAATTACTTTGCAACGTGGGCAAAGGAAGATAACAAGGTAGAAGTGTTGGCAACGGAATTGCAATTCGCAATTCCCTTGTCCGACAACGTAACATACACAGGCACGATTGATTTAGTTGTCAAAGATTCGTACGGTCGAGTGTACTTCTATGACCACAAAACAACTTCTAACGTAGAGTCGTATGAAAAACGAGCAAGTATGGACAGACAGATTAGCCGATATTGGTGGGCTTTGCAACAACTAGGTTATAACGTAGACGGGTTTATCTATAACATTATTCTCAAAGATTACCCACTACCGCCTACCGTGTTGAAGAACGGTGGTTTATCTCAAAACAAGTCCCAGAAAACGACGTACGACTTGTATCTAAGCGAGATACAACAACGTGATTTAGACCCGAACGACTATCGAGAGATTCTCGAACATTTAAAAGTTGTCGGCAACCGATTTTTCAAGCGCCTGTCAGTTACACGTACGCAATCCGAGATTGATAACGCAATACAGGAAATGTTAGATGTAACTCACGATATGGACGGCGCACGAGTGTACCGCAACATTACAAAAGACTGTTCGTGGGATTGTCCGTTTCAGTCGATATGTCAAGCGTCGATGGACGGTAGCGATGTAACATATCTAACCGAACAACTGTTTACAAAAGGGGGTGTGTGATTATGGCGTTACCCACATTGACGTTTATTATTGGACTTGTTCTAGGTTGTTTAATCTATATCGAATTTGAAGACTACAAAAACAGAAAGATGTTTGTACAAAGTTTCACAACAAAAAAAAACTAACAAAAAGGATGATGTGTGATGTTCAAAATTACCAAACCTGCCGAAGTACGTGAAGGCTTCCACGGAATGTTGTATGGTAAGCCGAAAACAGGCAAAACAAGTACCGCCGACGACCCGAATATTAAAGTGTTGATTGCCGACCTTGAAGGTGGCACAGCCGTCCTTTCCGACGCAAAAAACGTTGACCGTGTAGCGATTAACACATTCACAGACTTTCGTGAGTTTACCGAAGTTGTGCAACGTGGCTTTATTGAAAAAGAAGGCGATTTTGATTACGACTTGATTATGATTGACAGTATTTCACGATTGCAGGAAATAATTAAGGAGTACGTAGCCAAAGAGTATGCGCCAAACCGTAAGCGTGAGATTCAAGGCAAATTCGGCGCTATGGCGGATTGGGGCGACTTGCGAGATATTATCCTATCCGCAGTTAAAGTCTGGCACGGAATCACAAAACGTGGCGAAAAATCGTTTCACGTTATGTGGGTAGCGCATGAAGGTGTTGTCAAAGACGATTTGACCGAGCAGGCGATTGCAACAAAGATTCAACTACAAGGAAAAGACACCGCCGATATTGTTATGGCGCACGTTGACGGGATTTTCTATATGTTCAACAAACTAGAAGATGATGTTATCAAGCGTGGGATTTTGACACAAAACTACGGGATTTACCAAGCAGGTGTAAGGCAGTCAAAACACAGACAGCCACTCCCTGCCGTTATCTACGACCCACAGTGGTCGGATATTTTCAAAAAACTAGGTTATGTAAGGGGGTGATTTTATTGGACGCTTTGATGGTTAAACAAAGAAAAGAACGTTTTAAGCAAGAGATTTTGGAAAGCGCTAGACCGTTCGTAGATGCACAAACTGAAAGTATTAACACGAAAGAGTTTTTTAACGCTTTCCCGTATTATGCGAACAAAATTGCGTATTATTTTGGCAGTATGGAAAATTTCTACGAAGACTTAGGTGTTCGCAAAAAGTTTAAGTACATCGAGAAAATCAAGACAAGAAAATACCGTTCGGACGCAACTTCGGTTCGTAACCAACTTGCATTAGAAAGGTTAGACCAACTACTGAATGAAGGTTTGTCGTTAGTCGCTATTGGGCAAAAGTTTGGCGTAAGCAGACAGGCGATTTATCATTTGATGGCTACGCTTGACAAAGATGTAGAGTAATAATATCATTAAAATACACTTAAAAAAGGGGATTTGATTAGTATGTTTTTAACAGTAAACCACAATGAAGCAGGTAACAACGAGTACGAGTTGATTGCCGAAGGCAAGTACCAGGCAATTATCAAAGAAGCGGAAGTGACTAAATCATCGTCAGGCAATGATATGATTAAAGTCACGGTCGTTATTCGGGACGATGTGAAACAACCGTTCGGTAAGCGTAAAGTTTGGGATTACATTGTAGCGAGCGATAAAGCGAAGTGGAAAATTCAACAGGTGGCAAAAGCGATTGAGTTGCCACAAGGAAAAGCGTTCAACACCATTCAAGAGTTTGCCAAAGAGATTTTGTTCAAACCTGTAACGATTGATGTCAAGCACGAAGAAAGCACATACAACGGTGAGACAAAAACAAAGGAGCGGATTGCGTTCTACGACGTAGCGTCAGTCGGTGTAACAACGCCTTCGTCAGCAGACCCGTTTAGCGCTCCAACAACAACACAGTCGCCGTTTTAATTCTGAAACAACTGAACAGGAAAGTACGGCAGGTATGTGCAAATATCCCTGCTTTATTTTCCGCAAGAAGGGGGTTCACAAGTGTTTGAAAAAATCTTCCCGAATATTGTTGTTAAATCTAACGGGGAAGCAAATGTGTTGTGTCCTTTTCCACATGAGAAAGGATATGAACAGAACCCTTCGGCACATATTAACGTAGAAAAACGATTGTTTCATTGCAAAACTTGTCAAGCAGAAGGTAGGTTTGACAACGGCGGTTTGTCTGAAATAGGGTTTGTTGCAAACTACTACAACATGAGTTATGAACAAGCGGTTCGATTTGTGTCCACGCTAGACGACGCAGATGTTGTAGAATCCGAGTCGTGGGATGTTGCAGTAGAAACTTTGTTTACAAACCAAGACGCTGTAAAGTTTTTATACGGACGTGGTTTAACAGATGAAACAATCCGTAATTATCGTCTCGGCTATGCTGGTGACGGCGTTATGTACCCCGTGTTTGTGTACGGTCAGTTGTGTGATGTACGTACATACAACTACAACCGAAAAGATGGTGAACCGAAAATACGTTCACGGAAAGGTGCGTCGCCACTACTCTTCCCGTTTGACGATTGGATTGTAGACGAGCGACCCACGTTACTATGTGCAGGTGAAAATGACACTCTTCTCGCCAGACAGTTAGGGTTTAACGCTTTAACTGTCACGGCAGGGGAAGGTAATTTTCCGAAGATATTTGCTAACTTGTTTAAAGACAAGACCGTGTATATCTGTTATGATTGCGACGAAGCAGGTCGCAAAGGAGCAAGGTCAGTTGCATTTGCATTAAACGAAGTCGGTTCGTCTGTTTACCTTGTAGACTTATCGTTAGAGGGGACGAAAGAAAGTAAAGACCTAACCGACTTCATCATTAAGCATAACCACACGGCAGAAGATTTATACCATAAGATTGAAGAAGCCTTACAATACAACGAAGATATGTACAAAGAAGATAAGGAAGTGCAATACCCTGTTATCAATCTTTGGGATGTAGCCGAAGGACGTTACGCAGGTCGCAGGGTGTCCGCTCGTGTTTTGTTGTCAGGTAAGTACGATAGTCCAATGCAGACACCAACCGCCGTTGAGTGGCAGTGTACACATCCGAATTTAACATCTGAACGTTCGCCGTGTCACACGTGTCCGTTTCAAAATAAACACGGTTGGTGGACGCTTGAAGAAAATCTAAAAGATGTAATGGAGTTGGTGGATGTAAATGAGCAACAACAAGATAAAGCGATACAGAAATTTATTGGACTCCCTACAAAATGTCCAGGAATCAGAAAGCAAGTCAAAGCTCGTAAACCTGTTTACAAAGTTGTATTTACACCAGATGTGCCTAGTGAAGAGACGGAAGAATACAGAGCGGTTGAACAGTATGCGTACACATTGGGACTAAACCTGCAAGACGGTGAGCGATACCGAGCGTTCTTTAAACCTTACGCACACCCACTTGATGGTCAACGTGTGTTTATGATTGTGGACAGAGTAGAAGAGTCTGACAATGCTATCAATGCGTTTGAAATGACCGACGAGATAGCCGAACAACTAAAAGTATTTCAAGGTAATCCATTTGAAGTGATGGCACGTAGGGCTGACCAACACCATAACTTTACGAAGGTGTTTAAGCCAAATCCGATGATTGCGAACGCAGTTGATTTAGTTTATCACAGTCCGTTACGATTCAAGTTTCACGGACGCGAAATGAAAGGTTATCCAGAAATTCTTATCGTTGGCGAAAGTCGTACAGGTAAAACTGAAACAGGGCTTTTGTTTCAACGATACGTAGGTATTGGTAATTTTATGGCGCTTAAAGGCGCAACGACCGCAGGGATATTAGGCGGTGCGGATAAACTGACCACGGGTGGGTTTAAAATAAATTGGGGAACAGTGCCGCGCAACCACAAAGGTTTAGTCATTATGGACGAATTGTCGGGTATGTCGAGAGAAGTTATGGCAAGTCTAACCGCTATGCGTTCCGAACGAATGGCAACGGTGCATAAGATAGCGAAAGGCAAAGCACCTGCCGAAACAAGGTTGTTGTGGTGTAGTAACCCACGAGTAAATCAAACAGGTCAGTCTGTAAACGTCAAGGACTATCCGACAGGTACGCACGTTATGTTAGATTTAATCGGTAGTGATGAAGATATAGCAAGGTTTGATTTGTGTATGCTTATAGTTAAAGAGTCGGAATCATCCCCGTTAGACGTACCGACAGTTGAAGCGTATGAACCAGAAGTATACGCAAACTTAATCAAATGGGTGTGGTCACGCACAAGCGACCAAGTTATTTTTGCCGAAGGTGTGGAAGAGTATATAGTGCAAGTTGCGAACGAATTAAACGAAAGGTATGATACAGATGTTAAGTTTTTTGGTGCGGAGTGTTGGAAGAAAATTGCGAGAATTGCCACAGCCTGTGCAGGCGCTACTTTTAGTTGCGACGATAGTTTTACACGGATTCGTGTCACAAAAGAATCCGTGGATTGGGCTAGGTCTTTTCTTGTTAGGAATTATGATAATAGTATTTTCCGTTTGGGAGAGTACGTCCGAGAGAAAAGAAACTACAACGAAACGAATGAAGCGGTGAATACGATTGTTGCAGGTATTTGCCGTAGCAACCCAATCGTTGTCAAAACACTACTCAATTCAGTATCGCCCGTTCCGATGGGCAATTTACAAGCAGTGTCAGGTCTTGAACGAAACCAATTTTCAGAACTTATAAACAAATTATCATCTAATTTTTTAGTCACAGTTTCGGCACAAGGCTTGCTTGCTACACGTAGATTTAGGTTAGCAGTTGATGTTTACAGAGACGTTTATCCAAAAACAAAAATGATACCATTGTCACAAGAAGGCGGTGTAAGTGTATGATAATAACCATAGCAAACGAAGATTATGAAGTGTTATACACGCCGTCGCCTAAACCGATTACAGACGCATTAGAACGTGACAAACCGCAGTACATTACGTTCGATACCGAAACAGACGGACTTCACATTAAGAAAAGTCGCCCATTCCTATGCGCAGTTGCGTGGGACAGAAAAGTGTTTGTATTCCCTGCTAACAAAACCGTTTTATCGGAGTTAGTAAATTGGTCGAAGATGGTTAGTCGTGTTTATGCCCATAATACCACCTACGATATGCACATGATGGCTAATGTATGTGGAGATAATATTCCGCTACAAATTACAAATTGGGGCGATACGATGGGATTGTGTCGTCTAATATTTGAAGCAGTATCGTCGAGCGACGGTGGAGATAGTTTAGCGTTAAAGCAGATAGGTAAAAAGTATATCGACGCTACATCTGACCGATACGAAGCCGAAATCAAGTCTTGGTTAAAAGCAAAGGAGTCAGCAGATAAGAAAATACTGATGGCTATGTTAAAGTCGATTGGTTGGTCGTTGGCACGTTTGCAACGAGCATTAGACGGCGCAGAAGAAGTACCTTGCGAAGTGGTCGAAATGTATAATGATTTTCAACGTGAATATCCGAAACCGACGTACAAAGATGTACCGTTAGCGATTATGTTACCGTATCTTGCAGTCGATGTGATTTTAACCAATTTGGTCGTTAGAAAAGCAACACCTGTTGTTTTACACAAAGAGCAACAATCAGTCGCTAAACGTGAGTTTCGGTTGATTCCTGTTATCTACAAAATGGAACGTCAAGGATTAGAAGTAGACCGAGCCTATTTAGAAGAAGCACACTACAAGATGGCGCAGTACATTGAAGATTTGCGTATTAAGTCGCACGAGTTAGCAGGTCGTGAGTTTGCTGTCGGTCAACACGCTTTGATTAAGGATATTTACACCGATAAATTAGGACAAAAACCAGAATCAACTGATAAAAAGTTTTTATCGAAACAAGCGTCAAACGGTGACGAGTTAGCCAAAATCATTAAGACGTTACGACGGTTAGAAAAATGGCAGTCCACATATATTGAAAAGATTATGAACGACTCCGAATATGACGGTCGGTTCTACACCCAGATGAACGCATACAATCCTGTAACAGGTCGTTTTAGTGGCGATGCGCAACAGTTTCCGAAGGAGGCTATAACCGACGACGATGGTAACGAGATATTTAACCCACGCAGAGCGTTCAAAGGTCGTGTGTACTACCTTGACTACTCCCAAGTCGAGTTACGAGTACAGGCACATTACACCATGTATTTTGGCGGTGATTTGAACCTATGCCGAGCGTATATGCCTTTCAAATGTTACGAGCGTGACGGTAAATGGTATCGTGAAGAAGATGATACCGAGTGGACACCGACTGATGTTCACTCCGCAACAACTATCAAAGCGTTAGAAGCGATGGGTATTGACTACACGAAACTCGATGAAAAAGAGTTTAAGCGTTGGCGACATATCGGCAAGATGTTTAACTTTATGCGTAACTATGGCGGTGGCGATAAGAAAGCCGCAGAAGTGTTAGATATTGACATGGAACACGCAAAAGCGTTAAACAAAGGTTACACCGACGCATTTCCGTTAGTTATTGAGTATCAAAAAGCGGTTGAACGTTCGTTCTATGACAAAGGGTATGTAGAAAATTTGTACGGTCGCAGATAC